ACGGTATGCTCAAAGATATAGAACATTATAAAAGTTTGCAAGGACAGCTAGAAGTGCTAAACTTAGTAGAAATGAGCATTTCTGACTTTTATAAGGAAAATAAATTTTGACCGATCTAAGCAAAACCCCCGCTAAAAAATCTAATATTGACAGCGCCTATGTTGAAGGGGACGAAAGGACCCTTCATCCAGAGCTTCTGGACCTAAGTCTTGTTGAGAGAATGCCAACCCCTACCGGATGGAGAATGCTTGTTCTTCCATATACTGGGCAGGGAATGACCTCTGGCGGAATTGCATTAACCAAAGAAACCCTTGATAGGGAGGCTCTAGCCACCGTGGTTGCGTATGTGGTTAAGGTTGGCCCCCTATGCTATGGAGACAAGGCGAAGTACGGCGATAAGCCGTGGTGCAAAGAAAAGGATTGGGTGTTGATCGGGAGATATTCTGGCGCTAGATTTAAGCTTGAAGATGGCGCAGAAGTTAGAATGATTAATGACGACGAGGTCATTGGCACAATTCTTAACCCAGACGACATAGTGAGCTTCCGATGAATACTGATGCAGATCAAGAAAATTTAAATTCCGAAGAGATCGATATACAGATTGTTGCAGACTCCCCCGAAGAGTCTGGGACCCCTGTTAACCCCGATGATGAGCTAGAGAACTACACAAAGTCGGTTAGCAAGAGAATTAATAAGCTTAACGCCAAGAACAAAGAAACCGAGCAACGAGCCGCCCAACTAGAACAGATTGCAATGCAAAAAGAGCAGGAGCTTCAGCAGTATCGAGCCCTGACTACGCAGCAAAGCAATACGGTTTTAGTCAAAGAGGCAGAGGCTGTAAAGGCCAAGACTGCTCAGATCGACGAAGTTTATCGTCAGGCAGTTCGTTCTGGTGACGCCGAGCTTATGTCCAAGGCTACCGATCTTAAAAATGAGATTGCGATCCAGCAAGAGCGCCTTCGTGTGGCGCAGTCTCGGCAGCCCCAGCAGCAGGCTCAGCAGCAAGATCAAGGGCAGTATCAAGCCTATCAAGAGCAGGCGCGAGCACAGCAGCCGCAGCAACAGCAGGAAGTTGCCCCGACTACCGAAGCTTTGTCATGGCACGAAAAGAATTCGTGGTACGGAGACAAAGATAACGAAGAAAATTTGCAGGCAACACAGTTTGCTTACTTTACGCACTTTAACCTTTTAAATGAGGGTTTTGACGCCGACAGCGACGAATATTATCAGGCACTGGATAACAGAGTTAAAAAAGTATATCCTAGTCTTGTAGGATCAAGCGCCGAAACAAATGGATCGAAACCCGCCGTGCAAAGAGTTTCGTCCTCCGCTGCACCCAGTGGTCGGCAACAAACACGAAAAAATAGTGGAGTGACTTTTAGTAACTCAGAAGTTGAAAGGCTTGCTGGTCTAAAGCCTGCGAATATGACTATGGATGTGTGGTTAAAACACGTAGCCAAAGAAAAGCAGAAAATATCAGCAAAGGAGAATCGATAATGACGACACCTAAAAGCTCAAACCGCACAAACCGTGAAAGTGCGACGCACGATAATCAGACTCGCCGTAAACCGTGGCGACCAGTAAGAAAGCTTGATACCCCAGAGCCACCACCCGGTTATACCTATCGGTGGATCAGGGAGTCTATGTTGGGAGCGGAAGACAGAAGTAATGTCTCTCGTAGAGTTCGAGAAGGTTGGGAATTGGTTCGTGGTACGGATCTTCCTCCCGAGTGGGCAGAAACTCTACCGACAATGGATAATGGCAGACATGCTGGCGTCATATACAACGAAGGACTTCTTCTTGCGAAGATGCCTAACGAAACGATAGCTGAGCGCAAAGAATATTATGAAGGCAAGACCGCCGAAGCTAATGAGGCGCTTGACAACACAATGTTTGGCGACGCCCAGAAAGACTCTCGTTATGTTAAGTATGATCCGCAGAGAAGCTCCCAAGTAACTTTTGGTAGACGATAACGGAGAAATAACATGGCTAATAAAGATGCCGCGTTTGGTTTGAAGCCCAGCAGAATGATGGGTGGTGCTCCCTATTCAGGTGGTCAGTCTCGATATAGAATTGCTTCAGGACTTGCAGGTGCAATTTTTAATGGAGATCTAGTTCAGCAGCTTACAGGTGGTGTAATATCTCGCCTTCCTGCCTCTGACACTAGCCCCGTAATAGGAGTTTTTAATGGTTGTCAGTACACTGACCCAACATCTGGTGAGCAAGTATTTAGTAATTACTATCCCGGTGGCATTGCCGCCGCAGATATTATTGCTTTTGTAATTGACGACGCTAATGTTGTGTTTGAAGTGCAGGCAAATGCCGCGTTCCCAGTAGCTGACCTTTTTGGCAATTTTGATATTGTCGATGGCGCCTCTGTTGGTGACACTGCAAGTGGCCGTAGCAACGTGGAGCTTGCTGTTTCTACAGGCGCCACCGCAACAACTTTGCCCCTGAAATGTATTGACATAAGTCAGGACCCATCCAACAGCGACGTAGCTACCGCTAATACCAATGTTATGTGTGTAATTCAAAACCATATCATGGGTGTTAAAGGCGCTGGCTTAGCATAAAGGAGAATGACGAATGGCTATTTCAAGAGCACAATTAGCAAAAGAGTTAGAGCCCGGTTTAAACAGCTTGTTTGGATTGAGCTATGACAGTTACGAAAAAGAGTACGAAGAGATCTACGCTATTGAAGATTCTCAACGTGCATTCGAGGAAGAGGTCCTAATTACGGGCTTCGGAGCAGCACCAACTAAGACGGAAGGACAGGGCGTTGTTTTTGATAATGCATCTGAGTCGTACTCGGCTCGATACACGCATCAAACTATCGCACTGGCTTTTGCTCTTACTGATGAAGCCGTAGAAGACAACCTCTACGACAGCCTCGGCAAGCGTTACGTCAAGGCGCTGGCTCGCTCAATGGCTAACACGAAAGAAGTTAAGGGTGCGGATATTCTAAACAACGCATTCAATGCTAATTTCACTGGCGGCGACGGTGTGTCAATGATCAACACCGGACACCCGTTAGCTGGCGGCGGAGTTGCGGCTAACCGCGCTACCACCATGGCGGACTTGAACGAGACGTCTTTGGAAGATGCGCTGATTGATATCAGCACGTTTACCGATGACAAGGGATTAACCATCTCGGTTCAGGCGACTAAGCTTGTTGTACCACCACAGTTAGTATTTGTGGCTGATCGCATTCTTAATTCTACACTGCGATCTGGTACTGCTGACAACGACATCAATGCCATCAAGAACACCGGCGTTTTACCAGCGGGATACACAGTTAATCACTATCTGACTGACCCCGATGCCTTCTTCTTGTTGACATCTGTCACCGACAGCGGCGAAGGTCTGAAAATGTTCCAGCGTACTGCTATGGAAACTTCGATGGAGCCAGACTTCACTACGGGCAACATTCGTTATAAAGCCCGCGAGCGTTATAGCTTCGGTTTCTCGGACTGGCGCGGAATTTACGGTTCTCAGGGAGCTTAATCCCCAAGGCTGTAAATCGAAAAAGGGAGCTTATGGCTCCCTTTTTTTATGCCTTAATTGCAGGCCGCGTCAATTTTTTCGTTGAATTCTTCTTGATCAAAGTCAAGGTCGTCCTCTTCCATCACGCGCCCGCCTTATAATGTGCCAATATGTGTTCGATATCTTCTGCTGCTTGCTCAATTTTAATCTTAGCTTGTTCGGTGTAGATTTGGTGTCCTTCCTCGTCTTCTTGAGTGAGTCCTGCGCGTGGATAACAGGGGTTAGCGTTCCGCGCCGATTGATCAGCAATAGCAACGTGCCACTTCGCCAATTCATCGATAAGCTCGACCCAATCTTCAGTGGGCATTTCTATTTTTTGACTAGTCATCTTACGTTCTCCTATTTAAGATTGTAGAGGTCAACATTAATGTCTGCGGGCGTTAGATTAAGCTCCTCAAATCCGCAATCAGATACTTTGTAAACAACACCGTTTAAAATCATTCGATCATCAACTGAAGTTGATCGGGTGCCAAGTCCATCGTCTCTGAGGTCATATGGAGTGACATCCTTGTTGTAATCCCCGTTAGTCTCTTCCACGTTGTCACCATACTCATCCATGTAAGATAACACCTCTTCTTTTGACCAAGACCCCGCTACGTTATTTGTCCAGCGAAAGGCATACTCAAGAGCTTTTATAAGACCCATGTCTTCAGGCACTTTTACTGTTGCCACCAAAGAAAATCCACTATCTGGGCGACCAAACATTGCACTGTGATAAACCTTAATTTTATTCATCTTTTTCCCCTTTCTGCTGTTAATTGACTACACATCTATAGTCTCACATATCGTGTCGTTGTGCAAGTGTTTGGACAAATAAAATAAACTATTTTTACTAAAAACTGTGCGCTATACTTGGGACTCACTGTAGCTAATGGCGCATTTTCGCGCTGGTTTTTTGGAGAACTGTTATGCCTACACACTTTAGAAATGGCGTGTCCAACCAAGCGGTTGGCGATCCACTAT